TTTATATCTTCAATATAAATATATCCAAATAAATTTTCCTGAATTTATATCTTCAATATAAATATATCCAAATAAATTTTCCTGAATTTATATCTTCAATATAAATATATCCAAATAAATTTTACTGAATTTATATCTTCAATATAAATATATCCAAATAAATTTTCCTGAATTTATATCTTCAATATAAATAATTCCAAATAAATTTTACTTTCTAGTTTAATATAATGAATCATTTATTATATAATATTGCTCTAATAATGTTATTAGTTGGAATTTTAATGTTAACACATTATTTAACAAAAGCATATAATTCAAATAATATAGTTCCAAATAATGAAAATAATTCTTATAATAATGAACCTACATTAGATGAAGTTTACGATATGCGTCCTTCAAAAAAATTTAGTGTTATGTTCAATGAACCATCAATATGGCAAGGTTATGAAACAATTAGTAATAAAAACCAATAAGTTCAAAAACTACTTAAAAAGATATATTTATATAGTTTATAATATGTCAACTCAAAAACAAGATTACTTATTTGAAGATCCAGTTATCTCTTCACAACAATTTTATTGTGTATCTTTTTTTAATAAATTTAGTGTTAAACAATCTGTAGATAATAATAATGATTATAGAGAAGAAGTATTTAAATCTAGTGATAAAGAAGAATATCCTACTGATAATAATATTTTAGGACTAAAAATTAGAGGTGGATTTTCTACTTATGCTGATGCCCAAGCATATAGTAAAAAACTAGTTGAAATAGATCCTTATCATCATATATATGTAGTTGATGGTGGTAAATGGTGTGCATTTATTATGAAAGAATCTGATAATAATCAATTTGTTGAACAAACTGAATATGCAAATGATCAATTAAATGATATGATGAAAAAATATAATGAAAATCAAGATAAAGCAAAATTATACCACGAATTAAGAAAAAATCAAATGGTTGTTAATAATATTAATGAAAATATTAAAAATAGAGAAGAACTATTAACACAAACTAAAGATGAATTTAACAATAGCAAAGATAAAAAAGAAAGAGAAACATTAAAAGAAAAATTATCAGCAATTGATGACCAAATTAGTAAAATGTTAGAAAGAAAACAAGAATTAGAAGAAAAAGAAAAAGAAATTGCAGATAAATTAGATATGGGTAAAATTAAATTTGATTAAAAATCTTTTTCCGTAACATATAATATTATGGAAAAAAATTATATTTCTACTGATATAGAGTTACTTTTTCATTACATTATTTAACTTTTTCATTAAAAGATTAAATTATTTATTTAACTTTTTCAATAATTAGTTTAAGAGAATTTTTTTTTTTTGCTAGAGATGGATCAAACATTGGTAATCTTTTATTCCATTCTTTATCATATGCTTCTTTATGATACTTAATAAATTTATTACATCCTAATTTAAATTCAGGAACTTCTTTAGCTTTATACCAAAAAACTTTATCAGTTATATTTTTACTGTGAATACGATTGTTAATAACCATTATGCCATAATTTTCTGTTATATCAGTAAAAACTTGTTGGAAAATATCAAAACTTGGAAACATACCAGCATAATGTTCATATAAACGTTTTCTATTACTAATAAAGTCTTCAGCTAATAAAAATATATAATCAAAGTTACTTCTTAATTCAGGGGGTATACCTAGTGAAAACTGCATAGTTAAAATAAATGATAAATGATGATGTCTACCATTAAAAAATAATTCAAGTATATTAGGATCTTTTAACCAAGTACCTTTAGAACTCATACAATCATCCATAATTAATATTAATCTATCATCTTTTGGTTTTTTCCCAGCTTTAATTCTTGTTGCATTATCTATATTCATTTTTGATTGTCTTTCATATACTTTTGTTAAAATTTCGGGTTCATAATCACTATAAATAAATGAATCTGGTATAAAATCACTATAAAATTTATTTAATTTTTCTGTTTTACTTATAGCAATTGCAGATGGTATGTCTCTCTTATGATACATAAGTTCTTTTGTTAAATATGATTTACCAGATGCACGTTTAGCAATCATAGCACAAGTACAGTGATCTACCATTTCATTAATATTGAATTTTTTTATTTGTAATCTAGAAGCACCAAATCTTACATCTTTTGTTGCCATTAATATTAATTAGATTTTTTTTACTAAATTAAATTATTTAATTGTTTCTTTTTTATATGTTTCTTTTTTATATTTTATATGATCTTTTTTATTTTATATGTTTCTTTTTTATATTTTATATGATCTTTTTTATTTTATATGTTTCTTTTTTATATTTTATATGATCTTTTTTATTTTATATGTTTCTTTTTACCTACTACATTATATAATACCATTTTAATTTGTCATAACCAATAATAGATTAAAAGTTTTAACGAATTATTTAATTATCATTAATTTCAACATTATTATAATTGTTTGTTTGTTGTAGAATCTTTAATAAATCATTAATTTCATTAAATATTTTTTTATAATTATTTGAAGTCTTATTTTTTAATTCATCAAATAAAATATTTATTTGATTTAATATTAAATTATATGTTAATTTTTCCCCTGTTTTAGTATAATCATATAAATAAACATTATTACCAGACATAATCTTAATATATATTTATAAAAAAAATTATATATCAATTTTTTTAAAAATCTGGTGGTCCAAGAAAGATATCATTAAATCCATCAGGTTTTTTATTCGCAAAATTTAGTTTGTTAAAAATATTATCTACATTATTATCAACATTAGTATCAGTCATAATAAAAATAGCTTCAAAGTTATCATATATTTTACAGTTTAAATCCTTAACAATTAAAATTATTAAAGATACAAATAAAGGCATTTTTATAATGTCATACAAAGCAGTTCTGGTTGGTTTATTATATTTTTTATCATCATTATGTTGTAACCATAGTACAACAATAAAAATTAATAAAAAAATTATTAAATCTTTAATTTCCATTAAATAATTCAAGAAATAATTATTTTCTTATCATATAATATATAATGAATAAACAAGAAAGTGATAAAAAAAAAAATTTAATTAAATATTTATTAATTGGTTTAATTGTTGCTTTAGCTGCTAGATATATTCCACAACATACTTTACAAAATGAAGAATTAATAATGATTGGTGCTGTAGCATCAATATCATTTGGTATTTTAGATATGTATTCACCTTCTATTATAATTAATTAAAATTATTTAAATAATTTTGAAAAAATTTCATTTTATTTTGATTTATTTTTGGTACTTGTGTATTTTTTGTAATATCTTCTTCAACTATACTATTTGAAAAAACCTCATGGAATTTTTCATTTTTAATTGGCAAATTAATACTTGTTTCAGTTTCACCTAAATCATCATTAATAATTTTTTTTATATTAGATTCTAAGTGATCGTTAGTTATATTTTTTTGTTGATCTTCTGAAGATGTATCATTATCAGATAAATTTAAGTTTTTATGATTTATAATGCTTAGAATTTTTGATCCTACAGTATTAATTTCTGTAGGCTTAGGAATCTCACTTTTAATATTTTCATTTGGTATAAAAACTTCACTTGTTTTAATGTTTTTAAAATTATCAATTGAATCTTCATTATTTTTAAAAATTTTTTGTTCAGGATATTTTAAATTTATTGGATTTTCATGTGTTTTAATTAATGGATTATTATTTTTTAATGTTTCTTTGTGTTTATAATCTAATTCAGGTTTATAATCTAATTCGTGTTTATAATCTAATTCCTGTTTATAATCTAATTCGTGTTTATAATCTAATTCGTGTTTTTCATTATTATTGTATAAATCTTTTCTTATCAATTTACTTATATTATTTTGGTCTGCTTCACTAATTGGTTCTTCAAAGTTTAAAATTGGTTCCTCCATTTCTTCACCAAGATAGATTTGTAAAATATGTTTAACAGGTAGTAATTTACGTATTGCTTCTCTAATACAATCTTTTATTAACACAATAGTATCACGCTGATTTCTTTTTAATTCAATTGGTGGATATAAATGATAAAAAAGATAAGGATTATTCCATAATTCTCTTGCACATTCAATATATACTTTATGTATAAAATCTTCTATTTTAATATTTTGATATAATGTAGGATCAACTTTAATTTGTTGTTTAAAAGATGGATTATAAGTTAAAACAACTATATTTGCCTTTAATGTTGCTTTTATTAAATCTTCAAGCCAACTAAAGCTTTTAGTATTATTCATAATACGAGAAGTTTCTCTATTAATTATATCATTATTCCATTTTGGAATTCTTTGTAAAAAACATTGAAAATTTTTCAATATATTTTCAGGAATAGATATAGCTACAACTTCAGCATAAATTGAATTTAATCCCTCAAAAACCAAAGGGGTTAAAATATTAATTAATTGTGTTGTATATTCTTGTTTTGTTTCAACTAAAAAATTAAGCATTATTATAATAGTAGATATTTTTAAATTAATTTTATCAAACTCTAATTTATTAGTTATTAAGTACAAATTATAATTGTAATATTATGCCGAATTATTAATTATATCTATATTATTAAATACATCAAACCAACTCCAATGTCTACATTGTTCTTTATAAGGTTCTACTGTTTCACACTGTGTTAAAAAATATACAAATACATTATTGCTTGATAATTTTTCCACTTCTGTTTTTTCATAACTAAAATTGGTTTTATAAATTTTACAATTTTGAGGTGGAATTAATATATGTAAATAATAAATACAATTTGGATTTATATCGTGTATTAATTTATTAAAAGTTAATATGTCATCTATACTAGGTATATGTATATTTTTATCAGGAGTTCTAAAATTATAATTACAGTCTACTAAATGTATAAAATGTTTTTTTTCGTTATTTAAAATGATATTTTTAAGACGTAATAATCTTCTGTTATATTTTTCTATAAGTTCACATATTTCTTTTTCATATGGATTATCAAAAACTACATCATGAAATGTATCAAAACGAACATTTGTATGATTTACAATTCTACGAGTAAAACATTCCTTTTCAGTATCATAAAAATCATCTTTAATTAAAGGTTTATCTATATTAGTGATAAAGTATAAAACGCTATCAAAGTTTGATAATACCCAATCAAAAAAATTTGATTTTAAGCTACTATCTCCCAAGTATCTTTGTATTGCTTCTCTTACTTTACATGAATTACCTAATGAAATTATCATTATTATTAAATATTATAAATTAAAATCTTCATTTTAAACGGCAAAAGGTGTAAATAAAATAAAGAGATAAATTTATAAATATTTAATGGTGATAAAAAACTTTCAATTACAATATTTATATTTAGGAGTTTCATTATTTTCATTTTTATGTGTTATAAATAACTTTTATATTGTATATTGCTCTAACTTTGTTGGATTTATATGTTTAATTGATTTTTATTTTTTAAAAAAAAAAGATATGATATTACATCATATATTTGTATTGATTATGCTTCATTATATGAATAATCATAGTTACGTAGAAAATAAAAACGAAATAGTTTCTATAATATTGAAAACAGAAATATCTACTATATTTTTGACAATCAATAATTTATTAGATACTGCAGATAATATGGTTATTTTAAAAAAAATAAATAAATGTATTTTTATTTTTACTTTTATATATTATCGTATTTACAACTATTCATATCATTTAATTTTAAATAAAAATATTCATAATATTTTTTTATTTTATTCTAAAAATAATTTTGAATTTTATGAAATTTATATAGGTATATACGGATTATTTATTTTAAATTTATATTGGTCTTTTCTTATTTTTAAAAAAGTTTTAAATTGGAGTGAAAGCATAAAAAGTAGCAATAAAGCAAAATACATGAAGTAATCCATGCCAAAATAAATGTTTATTACAACACCAATCTTGATTTGAATATTTATCACTAAAATAAAAAGATATAGAAATTACAAATAAAACAAGTAAATAACTAAATTTAAATTTATATAAAAGTGTATACAGAATAAAAGATAATATGACTATTTTTCCATTGATTGCATCTATTTTATGAATTGTTGATCCTTTTATAGGATTACTCCAAAAAATTTGAGATAATATTATTGTTATAATAAGAAATAAAACTAATAAATATTCAATAATTATCTTATCTTTTACTTTTTGTAAATTAAATAAAAAATATAAAATAGTTATGATTAATAATAAATTAGTATAACAAAGATATTTATGATTAGATTTTTTTTTTTGTTTTTTAAATTTATAATTTGAATATCTTATCATTAATATATTCCATATATTTTTTATATATAATTATTCTTAGTTTTGTCCATGTTCGGACAAGTAGTTATAATCATCTTTTGTTAAGCAAACACACCCACCATTTTCACCACCATTACAAGCAAAATTAGAAGGAATAAAATTATTTAATACATCATCTTTAACAATAGGATTTTTTGTATTAAATGGAACAGGCCATTGTATAAATTTACAACATTGTTTTGAACATATTCTTTGATCAATTTTTGGAACATCTTTATTAATAGTATCTGTTAATATTTTATTAACTTGTTGATCAATTTGAAAACCTTCACTATGATTTTGACTCATTATATTTGGATAAATTATAAAAATAATTAATATTCCAATTAGAATAGCTAATATTAAAAATGTATTATCAGAATCTTCTGCTTCAATTAGTTGATAAGCCATAATATATATATAATATTAGATATTTTTTCTAATTTAATTTAATGAATATATTAAAAAAAATTGAAAATAATAAAAAAAATAAAAATAAAGAAATAAGTAAAATTTTAAATATTAAAACTAATTATACAATAACATTTAATAATGATGAATTAATTTTAGTTGATGATAATAATAAAAAGATATTAGTTTCTGAATATATATTTTATGGAATTTATCAAAATGATAAAAAATTTTGGATTTGGTCAAATTCTATACCAGGTATTAGTAAAAACCAAATAAAAATAATAAGAGACATTAAAAATAAGTCATATATTTTTGAAAATGATACAAAACAAGATATTCAGTTTTTATATCAATATTTAAATACAGATATTATTGAAATAAATGATAAAAATAAATTAGAATTAATTAATGATGTACTATTATTTTTAACTGATGCAAAAACAATATTAAATCCTATAAATAAATATGGTAATATTCAATATATTGGAATAACTAAAATAAAAGAAAAATATATTTAATTTATTTGTTTATTTTTAATTATTTTAGTTATTTTTTTTTTATCTTTTGAACATAATAATTTAAATTCATGGGTTTTATCAATTTTTAAACATAATTCTATTTCTTTAATTGATATATCTTTATTATATTCAAATAATAAATCAATAAATTCTTCTTCTTTATCATTTAGAATCATATAATTACATATTCTATTTAATATTAAAATTTCATAAATTGATTTATTTGGGATAAATTTTAGTAAATTTGTAATATTTTTTCTATTAATATTTTTAAGGGATGTTTTATTTAAATCAGATGAAAATTTAATTTGTTTTAAATCAATTTTATTATTTTCATTACTTTTACTTATCCAATAAGATGAATTTAAACATGTATAAAATCCATGTATATTTTGTAAATACCAATTTTGATCAGTATATATACTAGTTTCAATATTATCTCCACGAGATATTGAATCAGAAATTTTAACAAGATTAAATAAAACATTATCCCAATTATCACTACATTTATTTAAAACTTTTTTAATATAATTTTCATGAATCATTAAAGGTAATAAAACTTTTTCACTTTCATAAAATTTTAATATAGTATCATAATCAAGATAATTATTTAATATTTGATTGGTTGCATCAAATAAACCTATATCAATATTTTTTTCTCTTGATTTTGTAATAAACTCTAAAATATTTTCTTTATTGATCTCATTAAAATTGAATGAAAATTCTTGTAAAAGATTTATCAATCTTCTAATGTCTTTTTGACAAAAATCAATTAAAATATCTAAACTATCATTATCAGATATTTTTATTTTTTCATTATTACATATATATTTAATTAATTTTAAAAATTCTTGTTTTATTGGTGAATTAAAATGTATTTCATCACAATTTTTTTTTAAATCGTTTAAAAGTTTTGAATGCTGATTATTTGATATAAAAATAAGAGGAAAACATTTTTTTTTATTATTTTCTTTAAAGATATCCATAATATATTTTTTTTCACTAGTTAAAGTTATATTCTCTGTTTCTTCAAAAATTAAAACTAATTTTTTTTTATTATCATTTTTAAAATTAATTTTTGAATGTATTGAATTTTTATGATTATAATAATCATTAAAATCATCAAATATTCGGTGATCTTTAATTTCATTTGGATATATTATTCTAATTAAGTAATTTAGTTCTTCAAAAATTAGTTTAATGGTCAAACTCTTACCAATACCATGAATTCCCGAAATAATAATTGCTTGGTTTTTATTTGTGTTAAGGTTTAATATCCATTTTTTAATATTGTCTATTTGATCTTTATGACCAATAACTTCATTTAAATATTTAGGTCTATATTTATTAACCCATAATTTATCCATTACATAAATAAAATCATTATCTTTTAAGTCTAAATTATAAAAAATGTTTAAATTTTTAATTAAAATTAATTAAGTTTTAGTTATAAGTGATATAGTCAAAATAAAAAAAAGATATATAAAAAAAATTTTCTAAATTAAATTATATAATAATGAGTATGGATAATCTTGAATCTAGAAGTAATCAAAAAAATAAAGAATCTTTATCAGTAGATGATGAAGTTCAAAAATTATTTAGAAGAAATGGAGGTAAAATTAACCAACAAGAATTTCAAAATTTAAGAAATAAATATGGTAATGAAGAACTTGTTGATAAAATACAAAGAGCTTTCATTGAAAAACACAATGAAATTAGTAAAAGAGCTAAGAAATTTGCTACTTTAATCAGAGAAAAATACAGCAACAGTCAATATCCTTTCCACGTTTTACTTGAAAAAGCAATTAAATACAAGAACAAACACGGTCTTTCTGATGATGAATTTGTTGAATTCCAAAGAATTTATGAAAATGAACTTGTTGGACTTAAATCTCCCGAAGTTTTCACTCCTAATACTAATATTATGAAAGTTTTAGGTAATGTTAACGTTAACTTACAAGGTTTTATGGGTAAACTTTCTGATAATGACTTTAAAGTTCTTCAAGAAATTTTAAAACTTCATGCATCTTCTAAACCTTTACATTCACAAGTCTTACTTCAATCAATGCAATATCAAGATTGTGGTATTGAAGCCCTAACTGGTGGCTATGATAGAAACATTCATAATGCTTCAAATCACGTACATCCTGTTATTGCTGCTCTTTTCTTACCTAAAATTGATATTCTTGATACCCACTTTTTACACTCCAATATTGCAAATATTGTTAAAACTAGATATAACAATGAAAACTTTTCATCTGTTGCTGATCTTGAATTATTCTATGCTTTAACAAGAGATCCTAACGATATTGTATGTGATGTTAAATCTACTTTATCTGATTTACATAATAGAGCCTTATTACAAAACCAACTATGGAATGCTGTTCTTTCTTTAAGAAATGGTCAATACTATAACAGTTCATTTAGAGAATTTATTAGTACTGTTGATGTTTGCAGACTTAATAGACACGATACACCTGATCTAGTTTATGGAAGATATGATGGTACTATCTTAAAAAGATTATTATCTGCTTTCTCTTTTAGACCTACAGTTGTTGCTACTATGCCTATGTATCAAATCTTCTCAACAAATCCTTATCAACAAAACATTAAACCAACTGTTACTTATGTTCCTATGATTAACCTTAAATTAGGTCCTTCTATTAATAACAATGAACCTGTCGAATTAAATGATGCCTTATCTCAACAACAATTCTTCCTTGAAAATGGTAACATTGTTCAAAAACATACCTCACTAATCTATTCTAGAGGTGTTTTAATCTTTTTCGTTGATAGAAGAGCTAATATCATCAACACAGTTAACACTATGAATCCTGTTGCAATATTAAACTTCCCTACAGCTGTTTCTGGTTTTGAAAGATTAAATGATAGAGAAGTTAATGCTAAAGATGTTATTGCTTTAAGAGAAGATATCTACCAACTTAGATCTGTCGTTTTAAGTGAAGTTAATACTAAAACTTCTGAATCTAACTTAATTGTTGGTTCATCTGCTGTTTTCATGATCCATGCTGATTATGCTAAAGGAATTAATTTCCCTCAATACTTTCAATATGATCCTTATGGAGTTGTTGGTCCAACTGTATTAAATGGAACTGCTGTTAAAAATAATCCTATTGTTCAAATTGATGGTGCTTCAGCTGTAACTGAAGATAACTTCAAAGATATGACAAGAAAAAGAGGTATTATTTTTATCTATCAATTAATAAAAGATAGTACTCAAGGTAAAATTGCATTTTAATTTAATTTTTTTTACTAATTTTTATATAAAATTAATAAAAGAAATCCTTATTTTGTTAAAAGAAATCCTTATTAGCAGTTGGTAATGTTTTCATTTTACTAGTACTTTGAGGTAAAGGTACGGGTGCTTGTCTTCTTTCAATATCTCTTAAATACCCTAATTTTTGTTCGAAATTGGTAATTACAACTGGAGCAATTTCTCCTACAACTAAACAATTTAATTCATTAATTTGTCCTTCTAAATCATAAGGTAAATTTCTTGAAAATTCCAAATATACATATCTCATCACTATCAATAATTTATCTTTATTTTGAAATCCAATTTTATATTGTTTTTTTGATCTTTTATATACAGTCAATATTAATTGTTTATTAATTAATTCAATATTAGCATCTGAAAAAAATAATGATTCAACATCTGTAATATTACATTCAGTTGTTCTTGCTAAATTTTTTATCATTTGATTTCTTAATTCTACTGATTTTGGATTAGAGTCTTGAAATAATATAAATGGTGATTCTTGAAATGTATTGGTACTAATAATTCTATCACTATAGTTACTTTGTGTATAATTAAATTGACTAAAATTATTACTATTATTATTCATTATTTTATATTAGAAAATTATATTTAAACATTAATTAACAAAAATAATATTATGCATTGGGTAGAAAAGTACCGTCCTAAATGTTTACAAGAAATTACTGCACAAGATAATGTTATAAATTCATTAAAAAGTACAATATTTAGTAAAAATTTACCACACCTAATATTTTATGGACCTTCTGGTTGTGGTAAAACTTCTACAATATTGGCTTTAGCTAAAGAAATTTTTGGTCAAAAATATTGGTCAGATAGGATTATAGAACTTAATGCTTCGGATGAAAGAGGTATTAATATTGTTAGAGATAAAATCAAAATGTATGCAAAAAAATCAATAAATTTAAATGATGATATACCTCCATGGAAAATTATTATTTTAGATGAAGCAGATACTATGACATCCGATTCACAATTTGCTTTAAGGCGTATTATGGAAGAATATTCAAAAGTTACTAGATTTTGTATTATTTGTAATTATCATGATAAAATAATTGAACCAATTATATCGAGATGTTCTTTATTTTGTTTTAAACCTATAAGTAATGAAAAAATAACAGAAAAATTAAATCATATTAATATAATTGAAAAATGTAATTTAGGATCTAATTTATTAGATAAAATTTCTATAATTGCAAGAGGTGACTTGAGAAAAGCAATTAATTTATTGCAAAATTGTAATAATTCATATGATAGTAAAACAAATGAAGAACTTTTATATGAATTTTCAGGTTTTATACCAGAAGAAAAATTTAATAAATTATTTGAATATATTTTTAAAAAAGATATGCAAAATATTGAATTATTAGTTAATGAATTATATATTAATGGTTATTCTATTGTTAATCAAATTATTTTATTTCATGATTATATTATTAAAAGTAATTTAACAAATGATCAAAAATCTAAAATAATTAATAAAATATCTGATGTTGATCAAAATTTGATTAAAGGATGTGACGAATATATTCAATTCACACGATTAGTTTATTATATTGTTTCTGTTGTTTAGATTTTTTTTAAATATATTTGCTTTTATTAAATTTTTTCAATGATAATTTTTAATCATTAGTTTTAATTAATTCTTTTACATATTCAATTTAAGAAGATCTCGTAATATAAAATTATTTGTTTGTAATGTGAAATCTCTTTTTTCAAGTAGTTTAGAATATTTATTACGAATTGCATACCCCAATAACAAAGTTTTGTATTATAATTGTGAAACATCAAATATTTTCTTTTAATTGATTATTGAGAGAATTTATCATATTTGAAGCATGTGGCGATTAAAATATTAAATATTATTTCTTTATTATTTTCATCATATTTTAATGAGATTATAAAAAATTATGTTCATATATATATTTAATCATATGCTGCATTTTTCTATACTTTTGTCCTAATATATAAAACAATTATTATTTGTTTTAGTTTTTTAAATATCTTAAAAATAAAACTCTATTTAAATTATATTATCTACTTATCAATTAAATATGATATGAGCTATATAAAAAATTATTGTATAATAAAAAATATTATTTTCTAATTTTAGGGTATAAATATTATGTATATACATTTGATAGTGTATTCTAATAATGAACCTTATAATACAACAAAAAGATACACAATAAAATCCGTACATGAATATACACAAAAACAAGTTATTATTCACAATTATAATTTAGAAAAAATTAAAGAAAAAGAATGGTTTAATCTTATAAAGGATTTACCTTCGATTTATAAAGATGGTAGAAGAGATGGATATTATAATGCTTGGAAAGCATTTATAACAAGAGATGTGTATGATGAGATGAATGATGGTGACATTTTATATTACGTAGATAGTTCTCAATATTTCAAAACAGGATTTAATGAAAATATAGATAAATTGTGTGATATTGTAAATGAACAATTGTGTGTAGCAGGTAGCATTGGTGATAATGTTAAAAATAGTTCCTATGGATGTTGTGATAATATTATCGTATGGAATAAAATTATTCCAAATAAAGATAATAATGAACATTTAAGCAAACCACATATATTAAATTCATGGTTTTTATTTAAAAAATGTGATTCAAATAATAGTTTTATAAATGATTGGGTGTATTTTTCATCTTATACAGATAATGATATTAATTATCCTTTAGTAACATACCACCATACTGCAGATCAAAGTATATTTAATATTCTTGTTATAAAATATAAAAAACCTGTTTTTTATCATAAAAATATAATGCACGACGAAAATAAAAATAAAAATGCAGTATTAAATATAATTAATAATGCTACGAACACAAGTGAATACTTTATTTATTTGTAAATATTTTTTAATATGAATATTGAATTTACCTAAAAGTAATGAAATTAACAAGTAGTTAATAAAATTTTTTAGGTGCTAAAGCATAATATATTATGTTATGTTATCTTCGAAACATACTATTTAATTGTTCTATTATATGATCATACATTTCAATTATTAAAGTGTCAAATTATATATTTAATTCAAGTTATATACTCGTTATAAATTCGAATCTAAATCTTCAAATTATGGCAGTGGTCTCAGTACTTCATCAAATTTAAATTCTTCTTTTGTATTTTTAGTATCTATTTATACAAGCAAATGATATAAAAAAATTAATTTAGTATCATATTCTTATATAAAGATTATTATTCAATATAAAATAATGAATAATAATTTTTTACCATGGGTTGAAAAATATAGACCCTATAATATTTCTGATATTATTAGTAATAATGAAAATATTAATGTTCTATCAACAATGTTAAAAAATGGATCATTACCACATTTATTATTTCATGGTACATCAGGAACAGGAAAAACATCTTTAATATTAGCATTAGCTAGAGAACTTTATGGAAATAATATTAACTTGATGGTTATGAAATTAGATGCATCTGATGATAGAGGAATTAATTCGGTACGTGAAGAAATTAAAGGTTTTGCAGAAAGAAAAAATATGTTTAGTAGTGGTGTTAAATTGATTATATTAGATGAAGCAGATTCAATGACATTTGATGCACAATTTGCATTGAGGAAAATAATAGAAAAATATTCTGTTTCAACAAGATTTTGTTTAATTTGTAATTATGAAAATAAAATAATACCAGCAATTAGATCAAGATGTGCTAATTTTAGATTTGAACCAATACCAATAAATAAAACTATTATTATACTTGAAAAAATATGTAAAAATGAAAAGTTAGAATATACAAATAATACTTTAGAAATAATAAGTACCTTATGTAATGGCGATTTAAGAAAAAGTATAAATCTATTACAAACAATATCAATGAAATCAAAAATTATAAATGAAGATAGTTGCTATGATTCAGCTGGATTACCATCTAGAAATAATATTAATTTATTATTTGATTATCTAATTGAATCAAAATATGATTTTCAACAAACATATTCTCAACTCTATAAAATTATAAAATTAAATGGTTATTCATTAGGTATTATTTTAAAGGAAGTAACAAATTTATTAATAAATAATAATAAAATATTTAGTCAAAAAAAATTTGCACAAATTTATACCGATTTATCTGATTTAGAAACTAAAGTATCACAATCTACTTTTGATGATATATATTTATCAACATTAATCAGTATTTTTAAGAAAAATAACATATAAATAAACTTGCGTTTCAATATATTTTTTTATAGAACTAATTATAATATTAATGAAAATTAATTTTTTGTTATTTATGTCTCCATTTATATTTGATTTAACAAATGGATTTTTTAAAAATCATAATACTAAATCAAATATGATTAAACTAAATTTTAATAGAAGATCTTACCATTTTTCTGAAAGATATCTTGAATTGTTAGTAAAAAAAAATACTAATATGAATAATACTAATAACGAAACTAATAAATATTATGAGTATTTATTAAAAAATTTAAATTCAAAAAATTCTACTATTCAAAACCAATATATTTTAAATGAAAATAATAATGAAAATAATAATGAAAATAATAATGAAAATAATATAGAAAGACCTAAAATAAAAATAATTTTAACCAAAAATAGTAATTTTTTTGAAGGATTAGGTATTAAATTTAATCCACAAGATGAAAATGAAGATGGAGATGATTATAAACCTGAACCAAGTTATACAAAAACTAAAAATTTTGAAATTTTAAAAAATCCAACAATGAATTTTAATGATGTAGGAGGTTATGAAAATGTTAAAGATGAATTAAAACAATGTGTTGATATATTAAAACATTATAAAAAATATAAACAATATAATGTTAGAATTCCAAAAGGATTAATATTAGAAGGACCTCCTGGTACAGGTAAAACACTTATAGCTAAAGCATTTGCAGGAGAATCAGGATGTAGTTTCATTCCGGTATCTGGTTCTGATTTTCAAGAAAAATATGTTGGCGTAGGTCCAACAAGAATTAAAGAATTATTTCGTTTAGCAAGAGAAAATATTCCTTGTATTATTTATATAGATGAAATTGATGCAGTTGGAAGAAAAAGATCAAGTGATGGCGAAAGTTCTTCGAATGAAAGAGATAATACACTAAATGCTTTATTAGTAGAATTAGATGGTTTTAAAAATTCAACAGGAGTTTTTATGATTGCTTCAACTAATCGTTTTGATTTATTAGATTCAGCACTAACAAGACCTGGTAGAATAGATAAAAAAATTTTTATAGGATTACCTGATAAAAAAACAAGAGAATCAATTATAAATATTCATATTAATGGTAAACCTTTTGATGAATCTATTAACTTAGAAAATCTTGTAGAAATTACAGAAAGTCTATCCGGTGCTCAAATTGAAAATTTATTAAATGAAGCAATGTTAAATGCTTTAAGATATAATAGAACCGTTTTTAATTTTAATGATTTTGATTTTATTATGAATAAAATGATGGCAGGTTGGCAACCTAATGAACATGAATTTACAAATGATATTATTGATCATATTGCTATTCATGAAATGGGACATGCTATTGTTGGTTATTTTAGTAAACATCATTCAAAAATGTCAAAAGTTGTAATAAATCTATCTTCCCCAAAAAGTCCTGGATATACCATTTTTGAAAGTTCAACAAGTAATATATATATTAGAGAATCATTATTTGAACATTTAATGATATTATTATCAGGAAGAATTGCTGAAGAAGTATTTTATAATGTTTCTGTAACAACAGGAGCAATTAATGATTTTGAAGAAGCATTAAAATTAGCTGAAAAAATGGTTTTATATTATGGTATGGGTAGTAATATTATTTATCCAAGTAATAGTGAAAAATATAAAGAACTTATTGATAATGATGTTATTAACTTAATTAATAATGCATATAGTTATGCTGAAATAATAATAAATTCATGTAAAGATTTAATTTATGAAACATCTGAAATATTGAAAAAAGATAAACTATTAAAAGCTAAACAAATTGAAACAATTATAAATGATAAATATAATTATCTAAAAGATTTACCCAATTAAAAAAATTGAAGATTAGTATGTATGTTAATAATAATTACGTATTTATGACAGAAATATGTAAATATTCTTATGATATTAATGATATTTTAAGGAACAATAAATGGAATAATAATATTGACCTTATAAATTGTATTGATAATGAAACAAATTATAATGTAAATTTAAATTATAATGGAAGTAATATTGAGTTAATGACTGATTTTAAAAGTTATTGTGTAGTAGATAATTTAGAAGAATTACAATTTTTAAATTATGATTTTCTGCATTTAAAAAATTATACTCCAATAATAATTTTAAATACACTTGATAAATTTCAAATAAATAAAACTAAAATTATTGATTATAATGATGAATTTAATTTTTATCAAACTTTTAAACAAAATGTTAAATATGAATTAAATTATAGTGAACTAAAATTAAAGTCAAAAAAATTTGCAGATAATAAAAATAATACTAAAAAAATATCTGTACCAAAAGAACTACTATTTAATGAAAATCAAATTTATACAATATTAACTAATGAAATTAATAAAATAAATATTGATAATACATATAAACATTATATTTATCCTTTTGAAAATAATATTTATGATTTAAGAGCAAAATTATTTTTTGATAATGATATAGTACTTGAATTAAAATTTATTGTTGATCCAAAGTTATATCCTTTTTTTCCTCCAAAATTAGAAGTTATATCTCCAAAATTACAAATACCATTATTATTAGCTATAATGAATTTAAACCTTTTAAAAATAGAAAATTGGAATTATACAATAACATTTGATTGGTTAATAAATAATATTTTCGATATATTAAAACCAATAATTAATAATTATATTGATAGAGAAAATAAAGAAATGCTTGAAATTGAAAATTTATTAATTAAATTATCAAATATTACAAAAGAAACAGTTTACAATGATATTAATATTGATATTAAAATTAATAAAACCCAACTTAAAAATAATGCAGATTCCAAAATTTACTGGAAATCAGGTACTGGCTATGGTAATGATAAAGCTGTAAAATGGGATATTAAAAATTATATATTAGAAAAAGAAATGCTAGAACAAGAATTAGTTTGTGTTTTAGAAGAAATTAAAAAAAATATAACTAATGAAAATATAAGTAAAATAAAAAACTCATGTTTAATTAGATATTTAATTAATACTACATCTGGTATTACATTGTTAGCTTTAGAATCATCAAAAAAAACTTTTGAAACTATTATGAAAGTTTTAGATGATTTATATGATTTTAGAAGTGAATTAAATGGTGATTTTATTAAATCAATTGTTTTGAATTTAAAAGAAATAAATTCTGAAATATTATTGTTATTTGAAAATAATGAAGAATCAAAAATGAACTTTTTATATCAATCATTACATAATAATTATAACAAATATAGTAAAATATTACCAAAAATTGATGATATACAAACATCTAATGAAGTAAATACTAAAAATAAATATGAAGAATATGAAGAAATTATGAAATCATTACAATTTGCTACAACAGAGATTAATGACAAACATAAATTTTATGGAGAAAGAAAATTAAAATTAGATTCAAAAGCTATTGTAAGAGTAATTTCTGAATTATCAACATTAAAAACAAGTTTACCATTAAATTATGGATCAACTATTTGGATGCGTGTATATAAAAAAGATATGAACTTATTTACATTTATGATTTCAGGACCAAAAGATACGCCATATGAAAATGGATTATTTATTTTCCATGCACATTTTCCATCTTCATATCCAAATGTTGAACCAAAAGTTTTAATTGATACAACAGGTATGGGATTAGTAAGATTTAATCCAAATTTATATGCGAATGGTAAAGTATGTTTATCTTTATTAGGTACCTGGTCAGGTGATCAAGGTGAAAAATGGAATAGTAAGACATCTAGCTTTTTACAAGTTCTTGTTTCTATTCAATCATTAATTTTAGTTGATCAACCATATTTTAATGAACCTGGATATGAAAGAGATTTTGGTACAGAACGTGGGAAAAAATTAAGTGATGAATATAATGAACCATTACATTTACATACAATAGAATTAGCTATGATTGATCAACTTGTAAATAGTCCACCTGAATATAAAGATGTTATAAATCATCATTTTAGAATTAAAAAAGATGATATCATTGAAACATGCGAAAAATGGATAGAAAAATCAAATAAATATAAACAAAAAATTACAGATGCATATGTTAAACTAAAGGATTTATTAGATAAAATATAATTTTTTTTAAATCTTAAACTTTCCCTCCTATTTTTCTAAAGTGAATTCACTTTTTAAGTAAATCATTTAAGAATATAATTTTATATGTAATTATATATGGAAATAAAGTGAATCATATAAGTGAATTTAGATGTATTATTTGTAATAAAGCGTATTCTAGTTCAAGTAGCTTATGCAATCACAACAAAAAATTTCATTATAATAATATAAAAAAAAATAAAGTTTTGTCAAGTAATGTCAAACAAATGTCAAGTAAATGTCAAATTTTGTCAAGTAAAATATTTTGTGATATATGTAATATAGAATTTAATACTAGACAAGCAAAAAGTTTTCATAAAAAGAAGTGTAACTTCGAACTATATAATGAAAATGAAAGAAAGATAAAAGAAATGGAATAAAGCTTATTTTATACAATAATAAAGATAAGATAACTAATGATATATCTTTAATATTAACTACAAGTGATTATAATAATTTTTGATATGATTTATGTTAAAATAAAATATTCATCCGGCTTTGGAAAACCATTAAATTCTGTTCCACTTGCAATTGAGTATGCACCAATATTTTTAATTATAATTGATTCACCAATAGCTAATGAAGGTAATTGACATTCTTTTGAAACAATATCAAGTGAATCACATGTTGGACCAAATACAATGCTTGTATATCTTTTTTCATTTCTTTCATTAAATGGTAATAATTCTAGTTTTGCGTAATCAAACATGATACCAGAAAATGTTCCATATAAACCATCTGAAATATAATAAATATATTTTTGTTCACCATTTTCAATATATTCTTTTTTATTTATAATTGAACAAACTAATGTATATGAAGATGTTACAAAGTATCTACCTGGTTCTGCAATAAATTTAATATTATCTAAATTTTCTTTAAATAATTCTTCAATAGAATTATTTAATATAGAAGCAATATTTTCAAAACTTATATTACTGTCATTAACACCTGGAAATCCACCACCAATATCGATTATATCCATATTAATATTTAAATCATTACCAATTTCAAAAACTTTTTTGGTATCAATAAGTGCACTATTATAAACATTTGCATCTTGACAACCACTACCAACATGAAATGATACACCAACAATATTTAATCCTAAGATTTTAGATAATTCAAGTAATGGTTTAACTTGGTCTAAATCTAAACCAAATTTTACATTAAACTTACATTTTGATTTAGAATCATCTGTTTTTATTCTTATTAAAATTTTTGATTCTGGATGATAAAGTTTAATTTTATGTAATTCATATTCACTATCAACAACTAATAAATCAATATCATTTGATCTAGAAAATTTAATAAAATCAACTGGTTTACATGGATTTGCAAATATTATTTTTTTAGGATCTACACCTAAATTAATAACTTTTAATATTTCATTTCTACTTGCTGTATCAAAATTACACCCTAATTTATTTAATAATTGTATTATAATTGGGGATGGATTACATTTAATAGCATAATATGGTTTTATTCTAGGTAAATTTTCTTCCCATCTATTATATTGTCTTATAATATCACCTAAATCAATAATAACAAAAGATTCATCACCTTTATTTTTTTCTAAATATTGATTAACAATATCATAAATATTTAATGTTTCATTATAAACTTTAACATTATTATCTCTCATAAAGTTATAAATATTAGTTAATGATTCAGCTGGTAAATTATTCATAGATTATATATTACTGTATTTTATTTTTAAATATCAATAAGATATAATGATAATTGAAAAAAATGATTTAGAAATATTTGATGAACATAATAAAAAAACATATAAAATATATGTAGCTAAAGACAATAAGAAAATTAATGAAATGGTAAAATATTTTAATTATTTTATAGAATTTAAAAATAAAAAATATATTGGTATAGACTTGGAATTTAATAAAGTATCTAGAAATGATAGAGATGTTGCATTGATTCAACTTAATTTAGAAATAGAAGATAATAATAATGGTATAATATTTGTTTTAGATCCAAAAATATTAAATGAAGATCAAATACAAATCTTAATAAACTTATTAACAACAAAAGATATTATAAAAATTATTCATGGTGGGGAATCATTAGACATACCATATTTATTTAATCAATTATTTGATAGTAGAATTGAATCAATTAATAATTTTTCAAAAAAATTATATGATACAAAATATTTATGTGAGTATAACCATATAATTAGTAATAAAAAAGGAAAATGTTCAATATATGATTTATATAAAGAATATAAAGTAATTACTAATAACAAATATGATTATTTATCAAATATTGAAAATATTACAGGACCTATATATTTGGTTCATATTGAAATAAAAAATATGTCAGATAAAGTTTTAGAATATGCAGTTTATGATGTATTGTATTTAGTTAGTTTATATAATAAAATTCCAAAAAATGAATTAATATCAGAAATTTCACGAAATATTTTTTATTATAAAAGAATAGATGATAAATATTTTAACAAAATAAATGAAATTGTAAAAAAATATAATAATTTTTTTGTTATAGTTAATGGTGAAAATATTAAATTAATTGATTTTTATTATTTTATTATATACACATTAAATGATAATTTAATTTTAAAATTATTAGAAATAACTTATTTTAAATCTTTTTTAGAAATAATATATAGATATATAATTTATGATTTGATATCAACAAAATACATAATATACGAAAACATAAATACAAAAATAAAATTTAAAAATGATATTGATAAAAAAATATTATTTGGTAGTGAATTAATTAATTTTATAAAAAAAATAAAAAATAAAATAAATTATATTCTTTAAGTATAAGATATAATAATTAAAAATACTTAAAAATTTATTAATATATATTGTTAAGATGGCAGAAAATAATAATACTAATAACCTAAAAAAAACAATAAGAAAAGCAGGAAGAACTATTGTCCTAAGAACTACTGAAAATTTATCCACTGAAGGATTAACTGGACTTTTACAACATAATGATTTACAAAACGGAAAACACTTTCTTGTTTTTGATACAATTGATAATTCTAAAAGCGCATTTAAAACATTGAAAAATAATGCCAAACTTAGTGTAAGATTTGCATATTATAGAGTTTTCTTTACAATGAATGGAATTGATGAAAATGCAGATTATACTCAACTTAAAAAAACACATATGGACTGGTTAACTCAAAATAGTGGTGCACAAGTTTTATACTACAAACAATATATGAAAGATAATAAATTTCTTGGTTGTGGTGATTTTACTGTTGATACCAAAGATAGTATGGATAAACTTTTAGAAAAAGAAGGTCTTAAAAACTATTCTTTTGATTCATATGCAGGAACTTATTACAGATATAATAAAAAAACTGATAAACAAGAAGAAACTAACCAAACAAATGCTTAAACAAATTATTTTTTAAAAGTTTATATTACTTTTAAAATATATTTTTATTTTCAATATTTTTTTTATTATACTCGTAAATATAATTAATTATTTTATATAAATAATCAAAAACATGTTCATTACAAAAATTCCAACCAATTGTTAAAGATAAATCAGGTTTAGAAATGTGACTATTATCAATTATTCTATTTTCTGTTTTTGATATTAGCATTGACCAATTTAACTCAGATCTATAAGGATTAAATATATTACAATTACCATGTAATTCAATGTTTGATATACTATTTTCAGTAAATAGTTTATTTCTATGAAACCATATATTAATTTTATAGGCATATTTAACAATATCTGGTAAAATATATAATACTTTGGAATACATAGTAATTAATGAATCAATAATAATAATTTTACCTTCTTTTAAGCCAAATAAACATTTATAAATTAGGTCTTCATAAGTTTCTTTTACTATATTTTCATCTATTGAAATATGCAAAATTTTTTCTGAACCTAATTTTTTTTTAAGTTTATGTACAAATGATGTTTTACCACTATATGATGTACCTAGTAATTGAATAACAATTCCTTTATTTTTATTTGTTATATTTAAATATTCATCAATATTTGGTTCACATAAATAATTTTCAATAAATTCATTTTCTTTAATATCTAATTCTTCTTTTGTTGTAGCAAATTTAGTACCCCGCTTATGTGGAACAAGAGCTAATTGATCACCATATCTTAAAGTAATTAACATTTTTTTTACACTTTTTGGTAATATTTGAAAATTAAACATATGATCAATAGATTTTTGATCACGAAAATAACCACACATATGAACACAAGTACATGTACAAATATCACCCCAATCTTCTTTGTTAATTCCAAAACATATTTGAATATTTTCTGACCAAAAATTATCTAACATCGCACTACCAACAATCCCATGACCTTTGAATGATACATTTTTAGATTTGATAACTGATGTTCCTGGTTTACCAATATCATGTAATAGTCCAGTTAACCAACCTTTTACACATTCTTTTTCATTATAACCAAGCTCAACAGCTTTTTCATATGATAATCTTCCAGCATTAATCAAATGATCATACAATGTTTCACTATGAGGAGATAAATTATGCCAATTTTTTGATTTTATATAATGAAATATATCTTGAAATTTTAAATTATCAATATATTTTTGTTCATTACAATCAATAACAAATTGTGATGGTAGTTTAATATTTAAAAGTTTATTAAATAATTTATCTAAATTCATACTATTAATTTGATTTTTATATTTAGAAAAGTAAATATTAATATTTATAATGGAAGAAAATAATTATTTAATATATTTGTTAAAAAATACAATAAATAATTGCACTTATGTTGGTATAACTAATAATTTAAAAAGAAGAATAAGACAACATAATGGTGAATTAGTTGGTGGAGCTAAATATACAAAAAATAAAAAACAAGATGGTGAGTGGATAGTATATGGAACAATAAATGGTCTTGGAAAAAGACAAGCATTATCATTAGAAAAAAAAATACAAATAAGATCAAGAAAAACAAAAGGAACTAATCCTATAGAAAGACGTTTAAATTGTATTGCAAAATTATTAGAAGAAGAATATCCACACTTGAGTTTTATTATTAATAGCTAAGAAGTATTAGAAAATAGATAAGAAGTATTAGAAAATAGCTAAGAAGTATTATTTTTTTTATATAATGAATAAATATTATCATCATTAACTGTTTCATTATTTTTTGTTATAATATCATTCGCAAATTTTATGTTATTATGTGCAGATATTATTGAAATTTCTTGATCTTTTATCCAACCAACATTATAACAAGCATAAACATTATTTGGAGATGGTCTATATGCTAATAATGGTTTATTTGTTGGTATAAATGTTTGTAATAATAATCTCTTAGAACTATCTGCATTATCTAAATAATTTCTAGCTGGTGTACTAGAATGAATAAATCTACGATTATTAAAAACAGCTAAATCCCCTTTTTTCCATTGAATACTAATACGATGTGGTAAAACTTTATTATTCATAAAATTTTTAATCCATTCTCTAGAATCTTTAATAGTCCAACCAACAACATTTTCAAAAAATGTTGGCATAATAAGTATTCTAGGTTTTTCATATATATTATCAGTATTATCAGGTGGATATACTAAAGGTAAACATGTATTTCCATCATCTCTCTCTTCAAAATTTTCTAATCTATTAACTCCAGCATAATCAATTTGTAAACTATTTGTAATAAATTTTCTTCTATTTATTTTGATCAAAATATTTTGACATGCAATTTGTTCTTCAACGTTTAATTTTTCATAAATAGTTTCTCCTGAAATAAAATCAGTATCGCCTCCAATTAAAGGTTGATCAATTATATAAAATCCAGTAACAACATTTGGAAGTTTATACTCATGACCTAAAATATCAGTATGCCATAAATAATTATTTATAAATGGATCATATGGTTTTATTTTTATATTTTTAATATGATGAAAATTTGATAATTCAATATTACCTCTTGGCGCTACGTGTTTACAATCTGGAAATTGATCAAATGGTTGTAACATTTGATGTTGAAATAATTCAGGATTTGTTAATGCTTCAGTATCATGATTTCTATCAAAATTTTTAACAAAATCAATAAAATTAGTTGGTGATATATTATTATCTAATCCTTTAAAAACTAATAGTGGGTAATATTGAAATAATTCTTCTAAATCATTTAATGTTCGTGTATCTAAATTATGAATTTTTTTTATTCCAAAAACATATGCTATTCTTTTTTCTAATGGATGAACAGTAAAATAAAATGATTTAACTAATAAAAAACTACAAAAAAATAGTATATACATATATTATATAAATATATAAATCTTTAAATATTTTGTTTATGGGATCAAATTTATTATATCATTAGAATTTGCTCTATTTAGAAATAAGTCTTTTAGATTTTCGGTTTTAATTAATACTGGATAATTACTAGCATATTCATGTTTAGTTGCTTCTTCAAGAAGACTGTCATAAACAGTTTGTGGATTAATGCTTAACATTTTTTGGATTATATGATCATGATTACTACCGTATAATAAAATCATTGTTTTAGTGATTAATTTTATATCTATTTCATTCATTATAGAATTATTTTCAGTCTCAATATCCATTGAATTAGAATGATTATATATTGAATTGCTTTTATTAGTACCATTAAAAAACCCATCTCCATCAATAATTATTAAATCTATTGCTAATTGATATTTGATTGCATTCTCTTTTTTATGTAATAATATAAAATTTTGACTATTTTTTTTTATATAATCAGAACTTATCTTTAAACCTGTTTCTTCATAAATACCTCTTGCTGCTGTATCATATATATTTTCATCAGTTTCCTTTTTTGTTTCTGTAATTCCTAATTGTATATCTCCCCGATTACCATTATTATTACCAATACAAAATAAGAATTTATTATTATCAATTATAGTATTAAAATCAAATTGTTTTAGTTTCAAGTCTTGATTAATAAACTGAGTATATCTAATAATATGATTATTATTACTAGATAAATATATATCAGATTGGTTTTTAGTTATAATACTATTCCAATAATTATCTTGTATTGTATGTCTAAATAAACATAAATAAGCTATTTTCATTTTTATTTTTTTATAATTAAAATTAAATTTATTGTTAGAACAATCTATGCGATATTTATCTGAAATTTGTGTATTATTCTGATTAGCTCCAGCAACTAAATCTAAATATTTTTTTTTATATTTTAAATATTTAGAATAATAATTCATATACAATCAATTAGATAAAAGATGTTCAACTTGTAAATAACTAATATTATTAAAATATAATTTTATTTTTTTTATTTCATTATATGATATTGTATTATTTTCAATATTACATAGTTGTTTAATAATTTCAATAATTTCTTTATTTTCTCTAAATCTCTTTCCATTTTTACCATATGTATCATATTTATGATATTTTAATTTATCACTATAAAATTTATTTATAAATGTTGTCAATGATTTATATTCACTGAATCTATAATAATTTTGTGATAAAGAAATAATACATTCTATCCAATTATTATATTTTTTATTTTCTAATATATATTTTAAATAATGTTTTATTATTTCATGATAAAACAAATAATGGTGTGGTACAAATGTTCCTTCAGATGGTTCTTCTGCATCTAAATTTAATAAATAATTTATAGATCTATTATATTCAGATTTATTAAATTCATTTCTTGGTTTATCTTGTAAAATAGCAAATAAAAAATTTTCATTCAGTATCCATTTATCAAATGGAATTAAATCAGAATCCCAAACTACAAAAGGATTAGAAATATTTTCAATTTGATGAACAGCTCCCAGTTTTATTAATTGTTGATACCACCATCCAAATTCGCGTGATTTTTCATCAATAAATTTATATAATTTTATAATATCATTAATGTGCATGTTATAATTTTTAATAAAAAATGTTTCTTCATCAATTAGAATTATATTTGTATAATTTATTAACCAATTATTTATTTTATTATTAATAATATTTATATATTTTACTGGTAATATAATATAAATATTATTTGGATTATATAATTCAACTATACCTTCAATTGTACTTCTTAATAAAATATTATCATTATGTAATGGTATAACAAAATCCATTATTATATTTAACAATAAATTAATTTTTATACAATATAACTTTAATATTTTATGTGTGTCTAAAAATTATTGGTTATATCATTACAATCAAAAGGTAAAATTTCATTTTTTATTTGATTAGTAAAATCTAATGGTGTATCAATTTCTGGTTTAATATCAGATGATAAACCAACATTTTTAGGTCTTAATAATTCGCTTTTTTCTATATTACATGTATTATTATTACCACAATTCATACTAAAAATTCTATCAGCAATATAGGAATTATTAAAACCAGATTTTTTATTATTAATTGTATGAATAGGTTGAAAACTTATTGGTTGTTCTTGTTTTTTTTTTAAAGCTAAACTAGTATCATATGTTTTTTTATATTCATCATTAGTTAAAACAAAATGTGCTTTTTTTATTAATTTAATCTGTGTTTTATCATTTTCACTAATAAAAGGTTGAATTTTAAAATTAATCATTAATTTATCATAACTATTAATAATTTCTTGTTTCGATGCGTTATATTCAATATTAAGAATTTTATAATAATCCTCCATTATTAAATGATTATAAAATAATAAATTTTAAACGTAACATTTAATTTTAAATAAATTTTTTATTTTCCAGTAGAACCAAACCCTCCAGAACCACGTTCAGTAATTCCTAAATCTTCAATATTATCAACAATTCTAACATTAATTTTCTTTAATGTGGGTGAACAAATTTGAACTAATCTTGAATATTTTTCAATATTATAATCTGATTTAACATCAAATACTGCCTTGATATTACCTCTATAACCCGAATCAATAATACCAACACTATTTGAAAGTCTAAGAGGAGTTTTAATAATACTTGATCGTGGAAATAAATAGTAACTTAGATATTCATTTTGTTGATTAGTCATTGAACAAACAATCTTTGTATCCAAACAAAATGTACTATTGTTAATAGTTTGTAAATTTTCTGGACAAAATAGATCAAATCCTGCATTTGGAAATTCTAAATTTTGTGAATTATGTTTTTTTACTGCTTCTTTATAAAACTCTTTAAGTTCTTTATCTTCAATCCAAATATATAGTAAATCAGCTAGCATAATTAATATATATTTTTATATAATGTTATTATTTCAATTTTTTAAATATAGTTTTTTAACTATATTTAAAAAAAATTGTAAAATATATACCTATTTAAGGACGACGTAATATATATGGTAATGTTAAATACAGAACAAATATCTCAAATTGAAAATATATTCAATACCGTAAAAGAAAACGATGAATTTGAAGTTATGTTTAATAACTATAAAACTGATAATAAATTATCAATAATCAAATTTATGAATGTATTAAAATATATTAAAATAAAAAGTGAAGAACAAGATTTGTTATTGAATCATGAAGTTATTTTGGACATAATTTATGAAATTGAACCAAATAAAAATTATAGAATTTCTATAAATGGTATTGATACAATAAATACATTTTTAAATTTAGTTCATCAACGATCAAATCATGTAATATTTTCTATTTTATTATCACAAAGTGAATTTACAGAAAATACTAATTATAAATTTATTAAAAAGATAAAAGATCCAAAAATGATATATGATATTAATGCATTTGATATTCGCATTAGAAAATCCACAGAAGAAACTTTAACAGAAAAAGATATGAAAAATATTTTAAATTCTGGATTAAATAATAATTCAAAAATATGTTTTAGATATAAAAATAGATTAAGTTTATCAATAATTGATAATACAAATGAAAAAATATCTGTTGATATAACAACAGTTCAAACAACAACAAATGTTAATGAAATAAATACTGCACAAAAAAATTATGAATTAGAAATTGAATATTTTATGAAGAAAAATATAAAAGGAAAAAATGATAAAATGTTAAAAATTATTGAAAAAGAAATAAATAATATCAAAAAAGTTTTAGAAGGTACAAATAATATTTTAACTAAAGAAGAACAAAACATTATTCAAGATGCATATAAAAAATTAGTGTATCAAACTGATTCTATGAATGGTTTATATTCTATGCAACCTATATCTGTTGAAGTTCAACATATTGTTGACAAAATACCAAATAAATATAGTGCAACCGATAAGGCTGATGGGGAAAAATATCAGTTATTCATTTTTCAAAAAGAAATATATTTAATATCAAACAATTTTAATGTTATAAAAACTAATTATACTTCAAAAATAAACAATACAATTTTAGAAGGAGAAATGATATTTTTTCACGAATCAAAGAAATACCTTTTTATGGCTTTTGATTGTTTATTTCATAATAATATAGATATGCGTAATGAAGTTATATTAAAAAATAGAATAGATAAAGTAGTTGATGTCTGTAAAAGTTTAAATGAAATATATGAAATAAAATTGTATGATAATAACTTTGATTTGAAAAAACAAGAAAAGTTTTATGAAAATCAAATTAATGAATTTTTTATTCAACTTAATAATACAATTAAAAAAGCTAAAGAAAATGAAATAGTATTTTATCCAAAAATATTTTTATGTCCAAATGGTGGAAATAATTCTGAAGTGTTTTCATTTTCAGATTTATTATATAGTTATTGTACTAATTCAAAAAATAATTGTCCGTACAAACTTGATGGAATTATATTTACTGGTTTAGAACAAAAATATACACGTGATAAAAGAGAACAAAAATTACCTATTTACAAATATAAGCCACCTAGTACAAATTCAATTGATGTTTATATTACTTTTCAAAGAAATACTGAAACAGGAGGTTATCTTGAAGTATTTGATAACACAACTAATACAAATCAAACAAAACAGATTTATCGTGTTGTAAATATATTTGTAGGTGATACTATTGGTAATAAAGAAGTACCAGTTCCATTTTTAAAAGAAGAGAATAATCATGAAATATTTTTACCTTTGATTAAAAATGAAGTTAGAGATATTGATGGTAATTATGTTCAAGATAGTACTGTTGTAGAATTAATATATAATAATGATTTAAATATTCCACATCAATATAGATGGATAATTTTAAGAACAAGATGGGATAAAACAGAATTTGTTATGACACAACAAAAAAAATATGGTAATTTTAAAGATATTGCAATTAAAACATGGAAATCAATTAAAGAAGCTATAACAATTGAAGAAATTAAAAAGTTAGCAAATCCTGAAACTTATCCTCAACAACAAAAAATATTAGCATCAAGACTAAATAGTTCAATTATTAGTTCAGAAAGACAACAAGATATTTATTATCAAGTAACAAATAATTTAGGTAAAAAAATGAGAGGATATCATAATTGGATAAAATCAATAATAATTTATACCTATTGTAGTCCATTATTTGAAAATAAAAATTCAGAGAAAAGAAGATCAAGTGTATTAGATTTAGGTTGTGGTAAAGGAGGTGATTTATTAAAATGGTATCATGCACGTGTAGGTGATTATGTTGGAACTGATCCTGATTTTCATGGTATTTATTCTCCAGTTGATAGTGCTTTATCAAGATATAATGAAATGAAAAAGAAATTTCCTGATTTTGGGAAAATAACATGGATACAAGCAGATAGTTCTGTACCATTAAATGTTAAAGCACAAGAAACAAAAATTCAAAATATGACACAAGAAAATAAAGATCTTATAGAAAAAACATTTAAAAATAAGAAGTTTGATGTTATTAGTTCTCAATTTACAATTCATTATTTATTTGATAGTAAAGAATCTATTACATCACTTATTGAAAATATTAATACTTATTTAAAAATTGGTGGATATATAATTTTAACATTATTTGATGCAAAACAAATAATTGAAAAACTTGGAAATAAAAATACATTTACAAGTTATTATACAGATGATAATGGTAATAGAAAAAAATTTTTTGAAGTTATTAAAAAATTTGAAGGAGATATTAAAGATGATATTGGGTTAGCAATTGATGTTCATATGGCTTGGATTATGGAAGAAAATAAATATCGTACTGAATATCTTGTAACTGAAAAATTATTAACAAATACAATGAAAAAAGCAGGTTGTAGACTTGTTGAAACTGATTTATTCTCTAATTTATATTATTTAAATCAACAATACTTTACACAAGTTATTGAACATGAAGAAAATAAGAAAAACTATAAATTTTATAAAGATGTTGCACAATATTATGGTGAATTAAAAGGATCTGACAAAGAAAGCAAAAGTTTTACTTTCTTAAATAGATATTACGTTTATCAAAAAATTAAATAAAATAGATTTTATATTATGAAAAATTACAAACAACGTATTAAAAAAAAGAATAATTCATTAAAAACTGATTTATTAAAAACTGATTTATTAAAAACTGATTTATTAAAAACAACTATTAATAATCAACAAAATAGCGAAGAAGATAATTCTTATTTTATGTTAAAAAATTTTATTTTAGAAGTAAAGAGAGAATTAACAAATAAAAATATAGTAACAAATGATGAAATTAATAATTTACTTGATGATAAATTTAATATGTTTTTTTTTTATAATAAAAATGAAGAAGATACAGATTTGATAGATATTTGTAAACTTTTAAATGAAATAAAAAATAAAAAAGAAAATTTAGATATTGATCCAAAAGAAGAATTAGATATTGATCCAAAAAAAGAATTTAGGCAAATATGTGAGAGTTATTTAGATTTTATAAAATATATTGATTTACCAGAAATTAAAAAAGGACAAAAAAATGAAGCAGTATTAATTGAATATAGATGTTTTCCTCATTTAGAATTTCTAATTCGTAATGCAATTTTAAAATTAGGTTCCGAGTGGTCTTTTTCAGTTGTATGTGGAAAACTAAATTATGAATTTATTTCAAATTTATGTCTTAAAATATCTCCAGAAATAAAAATAATAAAAACTGATTATGAAAACTTAAATCAATCAACATATAGTTTATTTTTAGCAAGTGTAGATTTTTGGAATTTATTTAGTGGTGAAAAAATATTAATATATCAAGAAGATTCATGTATATTTAATAGTAATATAAATGATTTTTTAATTTGGGATTATATTGGCGCTCCTTGGAATAAAACACAAAATGATACACCAAATTGTGTAGGTAATGGTGGATTTAGTTTGAGAACAAAAAAATGTATGATAAACGTAATAAATAATAAACACATTAATAAAATTATATTAAATTCAAGTACAATGAATTATATAAATTCAACAGGAATGAAAGTTGCACCAGAAGATGTATATTTTTCAAAAATAATGCAAGAATCAAATATAGGAAAAGTTGCTGATTGGGATATTGCAAGTAATTTTTCAACAGAGAGCATATTCAATATTAATAGTTTCGGAGGACATAATTTTTGGTTAAGTGATAATAATTGGAAAATAAGAATATGTACACAAACATTAAAAACATTTAAACTTTATAATAAAATTATTGAGAGTGAACATCGAGGTGGATGGAATACTATAATTAAATTTTTACATGAAATTAAATTTTTTAATGAATATTCATCAAATATTTTTTTAGATATTATTGAAAGGCATTTTATTTGGGAAAATAGAGGTCCAATTTTTAATCTTTGGTCTGGTTTTATACATTGTACACCATTTACACCACCATATTTAAATAAAATTGATATTTCTTTATTATTTAAAAATCAATCATTTATTATATCACTAGATAATTGTTATTGTTTATTTACTTTATCAACCTACATAACAAATTATTTAAATAATGAAATAAAAAAAATTAATAAAAATGTTAAAATATTTACTTTAAAACATCCAACTGACATAAATGACATATTATATTTTGATATTGAAAATTACATAAAAAATAAAAATAAAAAGTTGATTCAAATAGGTCAACAAATGAGAAAAGTAACTAGTATATATCTATTAAAAGTTGAAAGTCATGAAAAAATATGGTTAACAGGTACCCGTGATATTAAAAGATGTAATTTTTTATTTAATAATGAATGTTCATATTTAAATTTAAATATAGAGAATAAAAATGTTAGAATGTATTATACAAATACACCGCAAGAATATGATGAATTACTATCAAAAAATATAGTGTTTGTTGATTTTTTTGATGCAGCAGCAAATAATACTATTGTTGAGTGTATTTCAAGAAATACACCAATAATATGTAAAAAATTAGAAGGTGTTGTTGAATATTTAGGACCTCATTATCCATTATATTTTAATGATTTAGATGATGTATATGAATTATTAAATATTACTAAAATAAGTGAAGGGTATGAATATCTTAAAAATATGAATAAAAAAGATATAGAAATTGATTGCTTTGTTAAAGAATTAATTAATATAACTAATTTAAGGATTTAATACAATACTATATTCAATTAAAGGAGTAACATACGCATAAAATGTAGGAATAAATACTGAATCTAATTTATAAACATAAGGATCATACCACCAATAATATATTGGTTGATTAACTAATGGTGTATATGTACTTATATTTTTAATGTAATGTTCAGAATCAGAAGAATCTGAATCTGATTCAGAAGAATCATGTTTCTTTGTTTTTTTATGTTTACCACCTTTTTGAATTTTATTTTTAAATTTAGTTAATCTTTCTTTAAATGAATCCATATTTTCATTTAAAATATTATATGGTTTAATAGTAAAACTAACTTCATCATTATTTCTTTTTTCTTTGCTTTGAAAATGATAAAATTTACCTTTTCCAGATGTTCCTTTTTGAATAGTAAAATAAAATTTTGGTACTGCGTTGTTAAAGTGCTCTGATAAATTTTTGTAAAATATTTTTGCAGCAATTGTAGAATTTTCTGCTTTTATTGTATTTTTAAATTCGCCTTTAATGTAAGGATTTACTAAGACATAAGAATTGGTCATTTATATAATTAATCTAGATTTTTTTTATAAAAATTTAAATTAAAATCAATTTAAAGATATTAAATTAATTATTATTATAATAATGGTACTAATTTTAGAGTTAAAAACTACCCAAACTGCTGCAATCAAAGTTTTAACGGATACATTAAATTCTTTATTAACTGATGTTAATTTTGTTTTTTATCCCAATATTATTGAATCGGATAATGATAATAGTCCAAAACAAACAGGTGGATTAATTATAAAAGAAATAAACAAAACAGGAACTATTTTGGTTTATGTTAGACTTGATGCTGATAAATTTGATATTTATAATTATAATTATCATAAAAATAAAATTGCAGTTGGTATTAATTTAAGCAATTTATTAAAATGTTTAAAATGTATGTCCAATTATGATACAATGACATGGGCTATTGATAGTGATGATATTAATAAAATGATCATAATATTAGAAAGTAGTGAAAGAAAAGAAAAGAAAACATTTAAATTAAATTTGATGGATTTAGAAGAAGAAAAATATGAAGTTGAACCAATTGATTTCCCTTATAGTATTACTTTACCATCTCAAGATTTTCATAAATACTGCAAAGATATGTTTTCTGCTACTGAAAAAATGGAAATTATTTGTACTAGTAATAAAGTTATGTTTTCTGGTAATGGTGAATTAGGTCAAATTGATTTTGAAGTTGCTGAAACAAATGGAGGATTAACAATTGAAACTAACCACACCTGCTACGATGAAATTGTTCAAGGATTATTTGAACTACGATTTTTAATAATTTTCACTAAATGTACAAATTTAGGAAATACAGTTACATTATATCTTAAAAATGATTATCCATTAATTGTTAAATATGCTATAGCCGCTTTGGGAGAAATAAAACTAGTATTATCACCTTCTAAGAATGACGATAAATATTAAAAAAGCTAAGTTTGGTTATTTTTAAAAATAATTTTATTTATTATAATATTATAATGAATAAAGTAATTGTAATAATAATTTTAATAATTTTTATTTTAATATATTATGTAAGTAATATTGATGGTTATGATTTATTAGATTATATTAATTATGTAAATAATCAATATTGTGAAAATAAAGCATATCATGATACTAAAAATATAGATTGGTGTATTAAGTTGAGAAATAATTGGAAAATAATAAGAGATGAATATATAGATTACTGTAAAAAATATGAATTAAAAAGATTTAAAGATATTGATGATAATCAAAAGAACTTTGATATAGGAGAAAAAGGATGGTATGTTGCATTTTTAAAAGTATATGGTTCATATACAAAATTAATAAAAGTATTTCCAAATACATATAATTTAATTAAAAATATTCCTGGTTGTACATTAGCGATGTTTAGTACAATTGATCCCGGAAAATTAATATCAGATCATTATGGTCCATATAATGGTGTATTAAGATATCATTTGTGTTTAATTACAGATAAAGAAAATCCTGAAAAATGTTACATTGTAGTTAATTATATAAAATATTATTGGGAAGAAGGTAAAGATGTATTATTTGATGATTTTATGGCACACTGTGTAAATAATGACACAAAAAGCACACGCGTTGTTTTATTTTTAGATATAAAAAAAGAATTTAATAATCTATTTATAAATTATTTAAATAGTTTATTTTTATTAGTTGGTAGTAAAAATATAACAAAAGAAGCGATTGTAAATAAAACAAATTCTATAATTTAATAATAAGACTTTTTAATGGGTTCAATGTGTTCAACAGAAAAAGAAATCCCATGTATATTTAATGGTGATATAATAACATGTCAGGATATAATTAGTAAAAAAATCAAATTGTATCAATTAGATGACCAAAATGAAATACCATATATAGATAAAACATATAAAAAAAATAATAAATGGATAAATGAAATCATTAATTTTATTCAAATCTTTTTATTTTGTTTAATAGCTTGGGGTTTTTTTAATTTTCAGGCATATGTGCAATATATATAATATCAGTACCCCATTTTTTAATAATATCTTTATTAATATTATTTAAACTACTATTTTTACTATTTTTATTCCATATTTTAATAACTGAATTATTATTTTTTTTTAAACAAGAAGAAATACCAACAATATCATTTTTATCATTTAATAATTGATTACATACAAGATGTACAGCAAGATCAGTCCATAAATTTTGTGTTGTATCTTCATTAATTTTAAATGACCAACATCCTCCATTTATGTTTTGTTCATCTTCCCAAATAGGAACAACACCATCTTTCATTAAAAAATAATGTTTATAATTAATTCCTTTAATTTTATCAAAATTATTGTGTAGTTTCCAAAAATCAGTTGAATCACATATATCATATATTTTTTTATAACCTGAAATTTTCCAGTTGTCTTTTTCATGATGATACCATAAAGACCATTTATCTAATTGAATTGTTTCATCCATATTATTAATATCATAAATTATCTTTAAATAATATACTTTTTAAAGATAAATAAATATTTGTTTTCATTAAAAATTAATGTTAAGTTATTTTTATAAAATATTTATTAAAGTAAGAGATATTTATAAATATCAATCAAAACAAATTATACTAGTTGAAAAAGATGATAAAATTATAAGAAATACTTTATTACTATGGAGTATTCAGTTACTCTCTATTTTTGGTTTAAGTTTTATAATAAATAAATTTGGATTAAATTATTTATATTTAATGGATGATATCTATTTTTATCATACACAAAAAGAAACAAAACCAAAAATTATTTTTAGTGTTATAAATAATTGTTTGATAAAAAATTCATGGAATAATGAAAATATAACTGAAAAAATATTAAAATATAACATAGATGTTCCTCTAAGAATTATTATTGAAAATGAAAATATAGATGAAAATGATAATATTGAATTTGAAGTTTTACATCTTGGGCAAAAAAAAATAAAAGTATATGTAATAGAGGAAATTAAAAATAAAAAATTATCTGAAGTTATATAAAAAAAAAATAATAAAAAATATTAATGATATTAAATTATTTAACTTTATTATTTTTATGGGAAAATGTATTAAATAGATTTGAAATAAGTACATTTTTTAACTCAATCTTAGTATCAACAATAATACTAAATAAAAATAAAAATTTGATTTTAATGATTGATCCTAAAGTAGATAATTATATTAATAATTATAATGATGCAATCATTACACAATTAAAAAAAACATTTATAAATTATATGATTAAAGAACATGTACAAATAATACTTAACTCATAAAAATTATAAAAAATATAAGATTTATTAAATTATATAAAAAATTGATTTAATAAATTTTAATACATATATCTTTATAATATGACAGACAATAGTAGTGATATTCAAAATGATATTAATAAATTGATACAACTTTACTTCAAACAACCATCTATATTATATGAACATTTGTTTTCATCGTATCAACAGTTTGTTGAAGAAATTGTTCCATATTGTTTAAAAGGTGAAGTTAATAATTTTCATGAAAATATAAATGAAAATATTGTTTATAATCATGGATTTAAATGTGAAAATATTAGAATCAAACCTGCAACATTTGAAAATGATAATGAAATAAAATATCCATGGAATGCAAGGAAAAATCATTTAAATTATTTTGCAACTGTTATAATTGATGTTAAACAAGTTGTTGAAATATTTAATATTTTGACAGGTGAGAAAAAAATAATAGAAGCATATACAGAAAATGATATTGCGGTAGCAAATATTCCAATTATGGTAAAATCAAAATATTGTAATACAACAATAAAAAAAAATTTAAAAAGTGAATGTAAATATGATCCTGGAGGATATTTTATTGTTAATGGTGCTGAAAAAGTTATAATGTCTATTGAAAAAATGGTTGATAATAAAATTTTAGTTTTTACTAAAAAAGATACATCTTATGAAAATGGTTTAATATATACAGCACAAATAAATTCAAGAAAAAATGATTGGTCTGATAATTTACAAATTGTTACAATGAAAAATAAAAAAGATGGTGTAATTATTGTTTCAACTTCTCAATTATTAGATATACCTTTATTTGTATTATTAAGAGCATTAGGTGTAGAAACTGATCAAGATATTATTTCAAGAATAACATACAATTTAGAGGATGTTAAAATGATAAATTTATTACGAGCATCAATAACATATTGTACTGATGAAAATGGAATACCAATTAAAACAAAAGAAGAAGCAATTAATTATTTGATAACTAAAATCAATAAATCTAGAAGATTTAGTCAAACAAATGAAGAATTAGCAAATATTCAAAAAACAATGTTCATTGAAAAAATTATTAGACAAGATTTATTACATCATCTAGGTGAAGATATTCCTAAGAAAATATCAGTATTAGGTTTAATGGCAAATAAATTATTAAATGTTATGCTAAATAGAAATGATCCAGATGATAGAGATGCCCTAAATAATAAACGTGTTGAAACACCTGGTGTTTTACTTGGACAATTATTTAGACAAAATTGGAAAAAGATGTTGAGTGAAATTGGTAAAATTTTTAGAAAGAAAAATACAAGTGATGTTGATCCTATGAATGTTATAGTTCAATTAAAACCAACAACTATAGAACAAGGCATTAAGACTGCTTTAGCAACTGGTGTATGGGGTATGAATAGATCTAAAAATGGTGTTGCACAATCATTACAACGTTTATCAATGATTCAATCATTTTCTTATCTTAGAAGAATTTTATCACCATCACTTAATGATTCAACAGCAGGTGTTACATCTATTCGTCATATTAATAATAATCAATACAAATTTTTATGCTGCGTTGAAACTCCAGAAGGTCAGAAGATTGGTATTGTAAAAAGTCTATCTATGATGGCAAGTATTACATCACAAAATAATTTTCAAGAGAAAGTATTAAAAACTATAATAAATGAAAATAAAGAAGTAAAACATCCATATGATATTAATCCTTTAGAAATGAACAAATACATTAAAATATTTTTAAATGGTGATTGGTATGGAGTTATTCCAATTAAAAGTGCTAATAAACTTTATGAAAATTTAAAAGAAAAAAGAAGACAAACAGTAATTGATAAACATGTTTCAATTGTAATGGAATATGATTCAAGAGAAATCAAACTTTATTTTGATGGGGGTCGTTTAGTTAGACCTTTATTAATTGTTAATGAAAGCAAATTAAACCTAACACCAGAAATTCTTAAAGATATACATTCAGAAGTATTAAAACAAGATATTAATAAAAGTTGGGTTAGATTATTATCAAAATATAAAAATATTATCGAATATGAAGATATTGAATCTTGTAATCATATACTTATTGCTGAAAATTGTAAAAAACTAAATGATACTATAGAAAATAAAGAAACACTTATTAAATATGATGAATCTACAAAGATCAACAGATATGGTGACTATAGATGGGTAAAATACACTCATTGTGAATTTCATGGGTGGGTATTATTTGGCACAACTGCTGCAAATATTGCTTTTATCAACCATGATTATGCAACTAAGAGTATTGTACATTTTTCACAAGCAAAACAAAGTATTGGTATATACTTAACTAATTATAAAGATAGAATGGATATATCACAAGTTTTATATCATCCACAGTTACCACTTGCACAAACTGCTGCAATGGAATATAATAATGCATTAGATATGCCTTATGGTGAAAATACTATTGTAGCTATCATGTGTTATACGGGGTTAAAGGTTAGCTCCAGTTAGTACATATAAAAGTACTAGCTAGTCGAAGTGTATTCGGCAACATTTTCAAATTGCGGGAAAATCCTTATTGAAAAATATTTCTAAATTTTTACATTACTACTTTTTAGTGGAAACACTAAAAAGGACCACGATTAATTGTCGTTCTCGAGTAAAAAGATGTAAAAATATAAGGACAATCCGCAGCCAAGATCCTAAACCCGTTATGATAAGGGCATGGATAAGGTTCAACGACTAAATGGAAATGGGCATGAAAAGTTTAATCAACTTTAATGATTGCTTAAGATATAGTCTAATCCCACCAGTAATGGTGTCTAAACTCGGGAGTTAAAATTTTTACACAATATATTTTAACTAACAACATTTAGAATACAATGATGTTACAGCATAAATGTGTAACAGAGTATGGTAGTAAATGACAACCAAGAAGATAGTCTTGTCTTCAACAAATCAGCACTTGATAGAGGATTATTTAGAGCAGATAGTCTAAAAAAATATCATTCAGAAATAGTTAAGAATCCTTCAACATCACAAGATGATATATTTACAAAACCTGATCCAAATAAAGTAACAGGTATGAAACAAGGTAATTATTCTAAATTAAATGAAAAAGGATTTGTACCAGAAGAAGAACAAATTACAAATAGTGATATTATGATTGGTAAGGTTTCACCAATTCAACCTACTGGTAATAATAATAAAGTCTATAAAGACAGTTCAGAAATTTTTAAATCTAATGTTAACGGTGTTATTGATCGTGTACATACTGGTATTTATAATTCTGATGGTTATGAAATGTATAATGTTAGAGTTAGAATGGAAAGAACACCAGTTATTGGTGATAAATTTTCAAATCGTCACGGTTAACTTTTTTGGCCGTAGTGATGCCAAAAGCATTGCTAGTCTGCAGGTAGCAGGCGAAGTATTCGAATTGCGGGAACATCCCAAATATCAAATAAATTGATATGCAGATTAATACTACTAAATTTATATAGAAATATATAAATGGTTTATGTTAACAACATAAAGTATAGTAAAAAGGTATTAGTTAATTGAGGGAAAATCCGCAGCCAAGCTCCTACACATTTTTAAAATGCATGGAGAAGGTTCAACGACTAAGTGGATACTGGGTTTTACATTTTATATGTATTGCCTCAAGATATAGTCTAGTCCCACAAGAAATTGTGTCATAATGTGTAGTCTTATATATCCTACCAATTCTTAAAAGAATGATATATATTGCGAAGTTATGAGTTTAAAATCTAATTAAATAGATTTTTTATGGTAGTAAAGCAAAAAGGAACATTAGGTATTGTATTACCACAAAAAGATATGCCCTTTACTGAAGAAGGTATGATACCAGATATTATTATGAACCCTCATTGTTTTGCGGGTGAAACATTAGTAAGTTTACCAAATGGTTTAGCAAGAAGAATTGATAGTTTTAGTAAAGAAGGTTCAGAAAAAGTATTTTCACATTCAAAAGATTGTAATGGAATTAAACCATCTTATTCTTTGGGTTCACAATACAGTGGAAATAAAGAAACAATTAAACTTACATTAATAGATGGACGTGAATTAATTTGTACACCAGATCATAAATTTAGAATTTTCCAAAATGGTGAAAATATTTGGAAAGAAGCAAAAGATATTGAATATGATGATAAATTAATAGTTGGTCCAATTGGAACAGAAGATATAAATTATGGTGATGAAAAAGATTGGTCATTAAAAATGGGAACTTATGAATTCAATTATAAAGATGACGCAAATAGAAATAAAACTTTAGCATTTGCAAGATTATTAGGTTATATATTAACAGATGGAACAATTTGTAATACTAGAAATACAATTGTATCACGAGTATCAATGGGAAGTTTATTTGATGCGGATAGTATATTAGATGATATTGAATTAGTAACTGGAAAAAGACCAAAAATAACCGATACTAAATTTCATAAAACACAAGCAAATACATATAATATAGCATTACCTGATAATTTTTCAAAATGTTTAGCAACATTAGAAAATATTACAATTGGAAGAAGAACAAGTCAATGTTCATCTTATCCATCATTTATTGAAAATAGTCCTAAATCATTTATTAGAGAATTTTTAGGCGGATTATTTGGTGGTGATGGATGGACAACACATTTTAGAACATCATCAAAAAATACATTTACAAATGTGAAATTTTCTCAATCAACCAGTAAAGAGCATGAAGAAACTCTTAAATTAACTTTACAAAAAATTATTGAGTTATTAGAAAAATTAAATGTTGAAGCTAAAATATTAAGATCACGAGATTATTCAGTTGGTGAAACCAACTCAATGGTTAGTATTGAAGTTGAAGTTAAGTCTAATGAATTATTTAGAAAAAATATAGGTTTCAGACATTGTGTACATAAGATTCTAAGATTAGAAGTAACATGTGCTTATGAAAACTATTGCGAAAAAGTTAAAAAACAACATAATAATATGATTACAAAAGTTAATGAATATATGGGTTTAACAAATAAATTAAATAATTTCAAAGAATCACCAATTCAAATAGCTTTAGAAAAAGCAAGAAATGAATTATATTCTAATTGTAAACCATTAAATGAATATTATTCATTATTAACACCAACATTAGCAAATAATAGAAGAAGATCTAATAGATCATCAACATGTAACGTTTTTGATTATAAGTATATGATGAATGCCAAAACATTTATAGAATTATGTAATTGTAATAGGTGGTTTGAAAAACATACATATATTAATGATAGAGAATCAACAGTTTTACCTAATTTCAATTTAACAATTATGAAAAAGGAAACTAACTGTCATAGAGATGTATATGACGTTGGTGTACAATGCTATCATAGTTTTTTTGCGAATGGAGTAAATGTGAAAAATTCAATACCATCGAGAATGACGTGTGGACAATTAGTTGAATGTTTATCATCTAAAGAAGGTGCTATATCAGGACATTTTGTAGATGGTACACCATTTAATGATTATGATCCACGTAAATTACCCGAATTATTACAAAAACTTGGTTATACACCTAATGGTAAAGAAACAATGTATTGTGGTATGACAGGTAGAAAAATGGATGCACAAATCTTTATAGGTCCAACATATTATATCAGATTAAAACATATGGTTGATGATAAAGTACATGGAAGAGCACGTGGTCCTAGACAAGCTCTAACAAGACAACCCCTTGAAGGTAGATCAAGAGATGGTGGTCTAAAAATAGGT